TTGGGTGAATCCATAATCTTCTTCAAGAGCGCCCCGTAAGCCTCAATCCATTCCTCTGCTGTCTCATGGCTTGAATAGATGTTGCCATCCGGCTGGATGATGCTGTATGCCCCTGCTGGCGCTGAAACTTCCAAGACTTCAACTACCGGCTGCACAACCTCAACCTTACCCATACTCTTGGGTGGCTCAAAATCCATGACTTCCTCGGTTGCGTAATGACCCAAGATACACGCTGGAAAGACGCTACGCACGGCTCTAGAGATGACCCTAGCCCGTAGCATATCTTCGGGGTATTTAGACCATCCTGACCCCTCTCTGACCAATCCTGCTTGCTTTGCCATCTCGATAGTCCATTCAACTGTCAGAGTGCCGCCGGAAGCGTGTTTGAATGTGCCTTTGACTGCTTTGGGAGAGACTGCATCCCATTGGACTGTGCCGCCGGCAAGCTGGAATCTAGCGAGGATGGCTTGGCTTTTGAGTGCTGGTCTGCCTTGGATGATGTCGTACTCTTGTACAACAGTAGCGGGGTGTTTATTTTCTGCTTGGGCTACAAGCATGACCGCCATGACTTGTTCTTTGTTCTTAAAGCCATAAAAGCCTGATTTGACAATGGCATCAGCCATGACTGTCATATCGGATACTGGAACAATATTGCTCATTTGGAAAACCTTTCAATTAGAGTTAGGAAAAATTCAAGGGTTGACGTTATCGCCATCAACCAAAGTGCTATGTCTGAATGTCTCATCTCTTGCTTTCAACATTGCGTCTGCCATTTCATAGGCTTCTTTTGCTGTATCCAACATAATTCCTGTTGGAAAAGAACCGTTTGCATACATTCCTTGCATAGCCTTGGCAGCAAAGTAGTCTCTGAGTGTCATGCCAATCTGTGCAACACCGGTTTTAGGGTCATGGGCAGATGGAAAAGCGTATTTGCTCATGGTTAGACCTTCAGTAAGAATCGGCGTGAACCGGCGGTTTCTCTGACGTATGACTTATAAATGTCCGGCATAGATGCCTCAAACAGTTTTTGGTCAAACTTCTGACTGCCCTTAGATGTTTTCCAAGTAGCTAGGATGTTGCCATCAATGGCTACCAGTTCAGAGTTAACACCCATGAATGACTGCAATGCAGTCTCTAGTTTGTCTTTCTTTTCTTCAAGTAGCTTTAGCTGGTCTTTGACGTATTTCAAAGATGAGCAAGCTGCTTCTAAATTTGCTGGCGCAGTTATGCTGGTCGGTGCAGATTGAGAATAGATTAACTTTGTCTGTTCGGTTGTCTCAGGCTCAAGTGGCTGCTTAGTCGATACAGCAGACCAGAAGTGCGCCATATCTTTGACTAGCTGCTCTTTCTGTGCTTCGGTGATTGTGAATTCAAACACTTCAAAGTTCTGACCACCAAACAATACTGCAAGGACAATATGGTCAATATTGTGGCAAGCTGCTTCGTGGATGAGTTGAGCCATATCAGCTGCAGGGATGATGTTGGCTTCGGAGTCAAACTTGTTGCGAACAGCAGCGTTGTAGTTTTTGGCTTCCACAAGCGTTTTGCCATCAGCGGAAATAAAGTCAAAGTGGGATTTGAGCCAAGTCTCTTTTGGGTGAGTGAGAGAGTAGTCGGCATCTTTCAATTCAATCTGAAGTTTCTGACTAGCAAGCTGACCAATGATGGGTTGCATCACATGACCCATTTGGACTGCTTCAATGTTGCTTAAATCAACTTTAGGCTTGAGTCCAATCTTCTCTAAGACTGCATCATTACCGCGCCCATTAGCTGCTTTACGGGAGTCGCTTGACCACCAAGCAGAGTCGCGTATTTCATCTGCAAAATCATTTCTATCATTAGCCATGTTTATTCTCCGTAGTTAGGATTGATACTGCTCTTCCGAGTGCTTGTGCTACACCCTTTGCTCTGTCGTAGAGTCCTTCAAACTTATGTACATCATCAGTTAGTTGCTCAATCTTGTCGTTGAGTTCTGCTTTTTCAAGCATGAGTCGCTTAACGTGTCGTTCAAGATTGTCAGATTCTTCTTTTGATTCTTTGAGTTTTGAGGATAAATCTGCTGCCTTTGACAAAAGATTTGTATATTCTTGTGACAAAGTTTGTCCATAAACCTTAGGTTTTGCTTTGCCTTTTGGAGTGTTATCAGATGCCATAACCGGTCACCTCATCTTCTATGTTGAGTTCAAACAATTTGCCATCAAGTCCACAAGCGTTGTTAGACTCGCGCATGGTTTCACAGTAGGCGTAGGACTTTTCACCGGAAACTAGGTGTATCTTTTCAGATGCTTTGCACCGGTCATAGTTAACAGTAATGCTGGACTGCTTATTTGGAATGTGCCAGCGGCAATCAACGCATATCAATGGTTTCATTGGAATCCCCTTAAGTTGGTTAGGAAAAATGCTTTAGAAGCGTTAGGAATGTAATGCGATTATGTGGATTAGTCAATAGGTTAATTATGATTTATTTCTATTGATAACCACAAACCGATAGTCTCTATGTAAGAACATAACTTGGTGACGTTTTCTTAATTTTCTTACCTTCATTAATCTTTCTCCCATAGTTTTGGAAACCCGACAAATATATTGTCAGGACTTATCCACATTGTTATCCACAATGGGGATGATGCTCTCGTTTATCTAGGCTAGTCATTGATGACCCCTCGCGTCTAGTCCTGTTCGGTTGCCCTACTTGAGTACTACAAGGTACGCCACGTTTATCTGAGTCTGTCGCATCCACATTCTCAAGGGGTGGGTTATGCCCCCGTCTTGTGCTGCGCGTGAACAATAAAAAAGCCACTTAACCCAGAACCCCTGTCGTGTCCCCGCGTAGGGGAGGGATGCTGGCTTAAATGGCTTTAAGGTATTGCACACGACTGCAACGAACCGGAATGTATCAGGGGATAAATTCCCTGTCAAGCGTCTGTCTTTTACGCCAAGCTGATTTGCGTAGGTCACCGGTCAACATAAGCGCTTTGTCAATCATTGGCATCGGGATTGAACCGCCGTCTTTCAAGCTGTTCAATATCCTGTGTGCGTCTGTTTTGGTCAAGCTCGTAAAGTTCCAGCAAGTGCTTGGCTTCATTGAATCGGACTTGATAAACAAGGTCTTGTGTATCTGTGAATCGTTTGCGGAGTTCATCAATTCGGGCAATCAGGGTTTGCTTGAATGTCATTTGGGGCTTTCCTTTCAATGGGTGTCCATCCGGCTTTTAGCCATGTTTGCCGGACATCGGTCTTGGCTGATGGCACATATTCAAACCCTTGCATAAGGGTCTTGTGTGGGCGCGTGGGTGTGCGCGTGGGTGGCAATACTTCTAACAATGGGTGCAACATAGATACCTCATAAAAAGATTAATAAGGATATGGTGACGACAAAGATTATTGCACAAAGAATGTCATCTTTGGTAGGTGATGCTTGCATGGTGGTTTTTCCTTTGGGTAGGGTAAGGGTATGGCTAACCCCTAAAAACCCGCGTATGGGGCTTTTAAGGGGCTTGCAAGGGGTTTATTCAGCGCCGGCAGTTATCTCAATGGCTATGTCATTAGCCATGCTGACAATGTAGTCATATAGGTTTTCGCCGGTTTCATCCTCAAATGGTTGCCATGGCGTTATCAATTCTCTGTCATCATTCAAAACTGCATCCATGATTTGCTCAAGGGTTAAGTCATCGCGCCATTCCGATAAATGGTGACCAATGGCTATTGATAGTCCGCGCTGGTATGGTGTTTTTTTGGTCATGGTTTAGCCCTCAATGCTTGATTCGTATTCATCATCGCTTTCAGCGACAATATCAACAATAGTTGAACAATCGGCTTCGCTCTCATAAAAATCACTAATCAAGCGCTCAGCATGGTCAGCGTCATCAGCTTCAATAGTGAAAAGCATCTTTACAGTTTTTGTCACAAAAAAGGTTTTCATTGTTTACCCCTTAAAAGGTTAGGTTAGGAATTGATACGCTGAAAACGTATCGCATAGAGCGCTTTAAAACGCCCTATACGCTAAGTTTTTATGCCGCCAAGGGTAATGCTACTGCTTCACAATCAAGCCCGTTTATATGGTCAACGGCTTTTTGTGCTAATGCTGATGCTTTGAAAATGGCTTTGCTATCCTCTTTGAGTACCTTAAGCCATGACTGCAGGTAACCGGCATGGCGTAATTCGCCTTGGATTCGATAGTCTTGGCAAAGGAATGCCGCGCCCATTTCAGCTACCAATTCCTCGAAAGCGTATTGAGAATCAGCAAAGCGCTTACCGAATGTACGATTCAATCGGTTTTCGTTGCCGGTCCAATGCACCAATTCGTGAAACATAGTGGCGTAATAACTTGCTTCACAATCGAAAGCGCTTTTATGTGGCACATTGATTTTGTCTACTTTTGAAGCATAAAAAGCAGAGTCGCCGCCATGGGTGATAACTGCACCGGTTTTCACAATACGCGCTTCAGCTTCAGCAATGGCATTAAATGGTTTGTCATCAGCTTTGGGGGCGCTGATTGTCACGCCCTCGACTTGGCAAGCGTTATACACATAGTGTGTGGTTAAGTAAGCACTAGTGAATTCAATTTCATTCTTATTTTTGTCAACGCCGGTCTTGGTATATGTGCCGTATTTGACAATTTTTGTACCTTTTTCCTCAGCGCGAACACGGCATCCGAGGTCATTCCATTGTTTGAATGTCGCCCATACCGGCACGTCATAACCCTTAATCATGCTTGCCATGCCAAGCATTAATCGGTTAACGCCGCGATACGGCGCTGGAGTAATCATATTTTTATCTGCAGTTGAATCGGTTTTCCATGGCTTTATCCATGGCAAAGCGCCATTTTCCAATTGTTGAATGATGCTATCGGTGACTTCTTTGTAGATTGAGTTATCCATTGTTTACCCCTTGATTGTTTAGGAAAATGCCCCCGTAGGGGCTTGGTCTGGTTACTTGCACTCGGCGTAGTCTTGCACGCCTTGATAAAAGATGTCCCATGCTTCGCCGTGAGAATTGAAACCGTATTCCTTGGCAAAGTCCATTGAACTAGAGTGCATTGCACCGTCACTCATACCGTCACATATAACCAGTACATGAGACACACCTACCGCGCCAAGGGCGCGATACTTTGTGCCGTTTGTGTCTGTCATTTCGATGTAGCCCTTATCAGCGGCGATGTATTTAATCATTTGATACCCCTTGTTTACAGTTTAGGAAATCAAGATTGTTTGTCTTGATGAATGATAGTATATAGATGATATGGGTTATGTCAATACTATATAGTATATTTATTTTTATTGACAATAAACTATTGATAGATATAAACTATACATACAATAAACTATGTATATAGATTACTGATATATCTATACATATAGATATTAAGACAATGCCACTATGTGAAATGGGGATAGTTTTGTATATGACTTCCCTTTGTCCACTTTCAAAAAGGGGTTTTGTGTGTTGCATTGCATACCCTATGCTGAAACCATGCCGGCGTACCCTTGCATTGACTTAGGACAATGGGACGGGCAAACGAAATACTTTTCAAATTAATTTATCTTTTTGGAAATTGATTTGGGCAGGGAGTCGTCAGGTGTGTGCCCCACTCCTTTCTTCCCCCAAAAAAAATTCATGTTTTTGTAGAATTGGTTTTCTGGTGAATGCAGTTGCCAGTTAGGGTCGTCCTTGTGATGACCTTTTTTTGGTCTATACTGCCCATGTTGTTTATGGGGATTGTTATGATTAACGTAGAGGTTAACAAGGATGTACCGTTACCTATTCCTAAGAGGCGGTATCCGTATAGGGTGATGGATATTGGG